TGCGGATGTAGTCCGCTTTGTCGCTGGCGCTCATTTCGGAACGTTTCAGGCTGCCACCGCCGTTTGGTTTGTGTCCGCCCGCGCCGGTGCCTTCTGCGCGTGGGAACAGATGCGGAGCCGTCTCCTTTAGAGACTCCGCCCACTCAAGTGGGCTTAGTGGAGTTTTGCCGTCTTTACCGAACAGAACATCGCCATTTGCATCAACTGCTACGGCCTCGCCTTCGTCGTTGAGCTGGAATGTGCCTTTGGCACGCAGAATCAGATCGTCGGATGCTTCCGGCAGCGCGCCAGCTTTTGACGCTGCTGCACGGATTGCATCGCCCAGAACTCGATCCCGGAATTTGTTGGAGAACGCTTCGGCTTTGTCCGCGCGCTCGTTTGCGGCTTTTATCTGCTTATCGACGTCAGCACGCAGACGTTCGGTGCGCTTATCAAGCACCTCATCGATTTTCCCGGCGGCAATCAGCTTTGCCTCTTCGTCGTCGGAGAAACGCTGGAGGATTCCGCGTACAGCATCAGGATCGATACCATCGAAGCGTGACAGGGTTTCTTTTTGCTGCTTAATGGTTCCCAGCAGCTCAGAGTTTTTGGATTTCAGGCCAGTGACTTCGTTAGTCACGCGCTCATCAATCAGCTTCTGGATTTCTGGGGTGATTTCGATACCACCGCCACCGCTGCCCTCACCGCCGCTTTCAGGTGCGTAAAATTTCAGAAGCATGTTTCGAATTAACATAATTTCCCCTCGGGATTTTGCCGGGCCTCGCCCATAAAAAAGCCCCGGCGGATACCAGGGCGTGAAGTAAGAAATGGCTGTTAGTTGCCAGTGCCTGAGAGTTGCTTCAGACGTTCCAGGCTAATCCATTCGCCTTTGTCAGTGAACATATCAACCAGCTCGATTTCACCTGCGCGGAACAGACGTCCACGCTCGGCACCCAGAACCTGATCCTGTCGTTGAGCTGGCTGACGTCCGAGCCATTCCAGATACGAGGTTTTTCCCGGTACCTGTCCATCCATGCTGGCACGAGTCCCCTCGTCCATCTCGTCGATATCGATGCCGAGTTCGCGCCACGACTTGAGGACCAGGGTTTCGGTAGAACGGCAGCAGAAATGAATCTTTCCGGGTCCCTGTAGGTAAGGCACCTTATGCCCGACCGGTTTGTTATCCAGGGTGTAACGCAGCAGGTCACGAACAATGCAGTCATGACTTGTTTTATTGTCCAGTGTTGATAGCCACTGTTTACCTTTCACGATATCGCTGTTGGCGCTGGTGATGCTGTTGCGTGCAGTTGCAGCCAGATGATTAACGGCTGTTTTAGCGATGCTTGCGGCGTTTGCCCTGCTCATCTGCAGCGCGCCGTCGCGGTAGTCTTTGTTGGCGTGGCCACGAACATTGCGGGCAATAGATTCCACCGTGTCGCCGGCAAGATACCCCCTGCGGACGGCATTCACGATCCGCGCCAGCCTGTCCGATTCCAGATTATCCGCCCACTCACTCAGCAACCGCCCCTGAAAGGGCTGCGCCATCGCCGCGGCATACACCATATCGGCGGTGATGCCCTGCAGCGGATAGTGAGACAGGACCTGTGATGGCAGAAGGGAATCGAACAGGCTCAGCTGATAACTGGCTTCGTTCTTTGCCAGCGCCACCAACTCACTCTCGAGCCCTGCCTGCATGGTGGCTACGGCCTGATGGTTAAGATCGCGCACGCTGCCCAGTAAACCCTGCAGACGATTAACGGTGAAGCTCTCCGGAGGCAATCTGTCCAGCGCATCCAGCAGGCGTGCCGACAGTTCTGCGTCCGTCTCGTTGAGCAACTTCACCATCCGGTTTGCCACTCCAGTGGCGTAGCGGCTTAACCAAACGGAATGTGCGATCGATTCATCACGCAGGCTTTCGTTAATGGTGGGCATATCAGCCTCCCGTCAACGTTGGTGCCTGGTTTCGGAGTGCATCAATAACCTCGTCCGGACTGTCGGCCGGGTCAATGAGATCGAGCTTCTGCAGCGCACGAATCATATCGCTATCGCGCAGCGCACCGGACTGCCAGGCGTTGACGATTGCCGTCACCATGCCCGACTCGGCAACTTTCGCTATGAATTCCTGATTGATGGTATAGCTCGTCGATTCTCCCTTGATACCGAGGTATTTCGCACACCATCCCAGCGCCAGCGTATAGGCCTCAGAAACGTTCGAAACGCAGATACCGAGCACCGATGTGGAAGATGTTTGCTCACCACTCGCCTGCGTCGCCGTCTTCGCCGTAGCGTTCTGCTCAATCAGTCGGGCGCCCAACTGCACCATGTAATCGCGCTTACTGTCCATGGCCTCTTTAGCCAGCATGTTCGGCTGCGCCTGGGCATAGCCAAACGAGCCCTCCTTGGGAAGCAAAAGCGGTGATCGGGAACCAATTTTCACGCCCTTCTTCTCGAGGTGATCGCGCCAGCCGGTATCGAGCCCAGTCATGTACGGCTGCACCTGGCCACAGAACCACACGCTGTCCTCATAATCAGCGCTGTTTCGGTAATGTCCGTGGTTTATCTCCACCAGCGCAGCCAGCGGTGAATCATCGATAGTGGGATCGTTATTCTGAGCACCGACAAAGGTGAACGGGATTTCGTCCCAGTAGTCCTTTCCTTTCGGCATAGGGTGGTACTCACTGTCAACGGCGTAAGTTCCGCTCGCGGCGCCACCAGCCCGGCGCCAAACGCGGCATATGAACCTCCCTTCTTCCAGCGCCAGCTCGCGGTACTGGATTTCATCCTTGTAAGCGTAACCATCCGGCTCTTCTACACATTCGCGCAGGACCACCAGCACCAGCTGATCGCGTCCGTTAATACGCTTTGTTCTCCAGTTGATGATGTTTTCTGCCGGATAACGGAGGATGATCGCCTCATCGGAGGCTTCTGCGTAATCGACATAAAGCCCCTCTCGCGCAACTTCCAGCACGTTCTCGGCCACCAACTGCGACTGCTGATAGATGCTGGTGCCGGCCCCGTCAGCATTGTCCAGCAGGTATTTCAGCTTTTCAGGACCGTTAAACGTGGGGTCCTTGCGATAAGCCATCCCAAGCATGCCGATCTTCGTATTGCCGGCAATCGCATAGAACACCGCGCGGCTCAGATAGTCCTCATTACGCTTACGATTACGCGTGGATTTATCGGTTGGGTCGAGATAAGGCAGATACTTATTACCCGCCGCTTTTACGGCCTCAGCTCCTTTGCAGAAGTCCCTGTATTTCCTCCAGGCAGCAGAAGCCGCCCGGTGTTCTGGTCGAACCCAGGTGATATCGTCGTTTGCCATATCAGAAAGTAGTGTCCATGGTGATTGAGTATGCTGGTTTCACAATCGGGTAATCCTTTACGATGAAGTACCCGCCAGCATCATTGGGGTGATCGTTATCTGCTGATTTGTCCGGTTCGCCATTAGCCGCCCAGATTTGCTGCTCGAGGCTCTCGGTGTAAACCGGGCAATTCTGCACGTTAACCAGATAGCGGCGTTCTCCGTTGGCGTTGCAGAACATGGCGTTCATCGAGTTGATGCGGTCCTTAACCGGAGGGTTGGCATCATCAACAATAACGCTGAACCCGGCATCATTAAGCTGGGCAATATCGGTCTTGCTGGCGTTCTGGGACTTGCGGGAGTCGCCAGAGGCATCCGGATAGATGTAAATCTCCCGGCTTTTAACGTATCGGCCATCCTCGTAGCGCCAGAACTCTTCCTGGATACGCTTAATCATCGCTGGCGTGTCGTAGACCTTCACCAGCTCACGGACCGCGCGCGGCAGGCCATTACGCTTAACGTGAACAATCGCGGCCATTTTCCCCACGTTGAAGTCCATACCGATAAACAGCGGATCCCCGTCCTGAATCTCGTCAGAACAGTTATTCAGCTTACGGTTGAAGGTGTGGTAAATGGTCCCGCTGTTGAGGTTCGTGAACTTCCCTCGCAGGTATGCCTGAATCAGTTCGTCAGGGTAAGAACTCAGCAACGACGGGATGTAATCCGCGGGCAGGTTCTTCGCGTTATCGAATGTGCTGGCCTGTATCAGGCCGTACAATGCCGCTAGCTCGGGCTTTTCACGTACCGCCTTCACGAACTGCTGGTAGACGAACTTGAACCCTTCCGGCGTCGTCGTGACATCGATGCCGTTACGCAGTCCATCGACCTTATAACGCATACGCGCGATGATTTTTCGCCAGGCCTGCTGCGCTTTGGCCGCCGCCATGACATCCAGCTCATCCACCATCGCGTTACCGATTTTGAAGCCGACTATCGAGCCGGGTTTCTCCATCGAACGGCAGATTGTCGTCCCGCGAAAACGTCGCCCCTCATAGAAGTGAACCTCTTTGTTCCCCTCATTGATTTTAACGCTCAGCCCCCAGTCAAAGGCCACCTCTTCAATCGTCGGGTAGAAGATGTCACGAATCTGCGGGTACGTTGGCGCGAAATAACCCTGGTTGATTTTAGGGTGCTCCCACATCCCCTTACAGATGCCGCCACAGCCCACCCACGTCTTACCGGAACCGAATCCGGCAACGTAGGCTTTGAACTTGTGCTGCATCGCGAGGAAGCGCGCCTGCGGGATATTAAGTGTCGGGCTGATCCCCATCGTCCGCCCTCGCGTCCACTACGTTGATATTGATCTGCACTGGAGTTGGTTCGTCGTCGTCACCATCGCCGGCCAGATCTTTGCGGAGTTTTTCCACTTCAAGTTTGCGGCGCTCGATTTCAATTTGCTGCAGCTTCTGCGCGAACTCGCTATCAGCCAGGCCAAGCCGTTTCATTACAGCTTCAAACATCTTTTCGCGGCTGATAGCCGTTATCTCGACACCGTTTTTACCGACCTTCACACCGGAATAAGCCAGCGCAGCGGTCGGCGGCAAATAACGAGAATCGGGGAAGTGAGGACGCCCGATACCATCGCCATTGCAGCGCGGGCATTCTGGGTTAGGCTCCCGGTTGTGGTCGTAGCCGTAACCGCCAGTGTCTTCTGGCTGCTTCGCGCCCTCTTTACCTTCAACCTTCGCAGTCTCTTCTTCGAACTCAACAGCATCGCGCCACTGGTAGTGATGACCGAAGCCCCAGCAGTAACGACACGCACCGCGGCGGTATTGTGATAGCTGGTTTGCATCGAAGGTGGCGAGCCGCCACATCTGTGCCAGGACTTCATCGGCACCGCCAAGCGTGCGCACAATGGACGCTTTTTGCTGCTGTGCAATGGCCTGCGCAACGTTAGGATTCGTTATGAGCTGACGACCATAGTTTGGGTCACTGTAACCAGCACGCGCAGCGGCAGCGGTAGCGTTATTATCCTTAAGATATTCAGCAATGAAGCGCTTTACCTTCGCGCTTAGCTTTATGTCTACCAGCTCTTCTGCGCTTTGTTCTTTCTGCGCAGTGCGCACTTTTTTCTGCGCAGGTTTTTGCGCAATTTGCGCAGAAGGTTTTTTGATGTATCGGCGTGCAGTAGCGTAATTCAGTCCCTGCGCTTCACACCATTCCTTCGGTGATACGCCGGTTGCGGCATGTTCGGACAGGAACCGTTGCTGAAGCTCGCCCCAGTCCGGTTTTGCCATTACTCACTCCAATAAAAAAGCCACCAGCGTATGCGGGTGGCTCATTGCTACGAGTTGTACTTAGGTCTAAAGTGATTGCCGGAGCTTAATCTGCTCTAACTTCACTCCATTTTCGGTCGACACCTTTAATCCACTCGACCACTAGCGCGTCAGTGTGAATGTCGTAAATTTCTACTTGGTCACAATCAGCTGAATCTCTGGCCTCAGAAGCGAAAATTTCTGCTTCTCTTAGATCAGTAGCTGAACGATAAACGTCTCGCCACCCGGCAGCTCTCTCATATGAATTGTATGCAAAAACTAAATAGCGCTTCATAGTCGTCCCGTCTATACATCCCCTAGAATGCAAAAACATTATCATAGGCACTCAGTGAATGCCTGCTGTAATGCCGTACCCTTTGAGCAGACAACGGTTGACTTATCCGCTGGTGAGGATTTTTGTCGTTACATTTAAGTGTGCATTTCTTTTGCATTATTTGAGGAAGATGTTAATGTCCCACAGCCTTAGAGCAAGAAGCACAAAAAACATAACAAAAGATTCATCTCATAATTGCCCCGCACCTGGGGCATTTTTTATGCGCGCGTACTTCTCAATCCCACCAGCAAGTGGGATATCATGGTGATAGCAAAAAAACCGCCCGAAGGCGGTTGAGAAGAGCTAATCGCTGCTGGTACAGTTTTTCAAAATCATTAACTGAAAATCTTCTAGGGACAATTCATCTATGATCTTACCTGTAATGGTGATTTTCATTCGCCCCATCACATCCAGCCCGCCAATAATGCGGATTTCAGCCGGCAACTTAGAACTGCTCCTGATGTAATCTATAAGGTCGTTTATGAACCCTTCCTTACCATACACTGCAAAGCAAGGCGTTCCGCAGTGCATGGTTTCCAACCGTCCCTCAAGCATCATGTTGCTCCATAGGAAATCGGTAACACTGAGTGTAGTAGGAACCCCTGCTTAACTCCTATTTACTTATTCCCCTGCTGAACATATCAGTTGCCTAATCCACTCCGGAGGTACAAGGTTGATTGACCTCTTTAGGGAATACCCATTATCAAGCCCACCAGCGGATTCAAGTGGCTCATAGTTGGGGTGGTGACTGATGCTTCTATCCGGCATGCATGGCCATCGTTGGACGACGCCATCAGGACATTCACCACAACTGGGATGACTCTGCCTTGCCAGGGAAGTGCACCTGGACGCAAAGGAAGTGGCTGTGCACAAAGCCATCACATGTTGTGTGCTCCGTTTCGTGGAGTAACGCTCATGTCCTTGAGTTGCTGTTGCTTCATCGCCGCTTGTAAAATGGTGGTAAAAAAAATGACCAGCATAAATTGCCTGGTCATTGGGTCATGCAGTTGTCTCTGCATTACGAACCGGAGTCCGCGCGATATAATTATTGTATCGAGAGCATTATCAAATGCCTTTAGAAAGGTAGCAGCGAAAGAAAAATCTATACCAAACGGTACAAAAAGAACACTGGTCCTTTAGGAATTGTCTGACTACTTATACTGAGAGTATAAACAATATCGCTGTATGACTACTACCTTACAAATGATTGTGGTGCCGGGTGCCTCCCGGTGAGTCTTTTGGTTAACCATCCTTGACCCGCTTGCTCTAGAAATTCACGATGCCCCAAAAAGAAGAGTCGTCAGGTTAATTAGCCCCACCGCTTAGGGGGATTCACCACGGTTTAACTGTAACACATGAATGTCGAGCAAGTAGGTGTGATTTCAGCTGGTGGAGATAACCATTATCAAGCCCACCAGCAGATGATTGTGTAATGGCAATCAAAAGGCCGCATTAGCGACCTTGTGAATGGAGAAGAGATTAAATAAGTTTAATCTTTACCTCATAACCTTCGAGACCGGCCATCGATTCACGTGCTATAAATTGAATTTCAGAAACCTCTTTTCCAGTTTTTTTTCGTAATTCTGAAATTCTTTTTGCTATCAGAGCGGCAATTTCTTCTTCTGCCTTTTGCGTAAGAGCTTCAACTTTCATTTTAACCTCTTCTGGTTCATCTACGTTTCCCATCTTCCAGCAAGGTGACAATCGTTGATTAACTGTCCTTTACCATAACTGTATATGGATTATAGACCACCGATATTGCAGATACTGTGTGCTTTTATGTTTCGAAGGCAAGATCATTCAGGTGATATACCAGTACGTTATGGATACTTACGGCGAAGCTCTGTTTTTCTCGATTTCACGAATTCCCGCGAAGTTATTGTTGCCCTTATCAATGACTGCCAGCAGCGGCTTGATCCAGAGAACGGCCTGGCAATACGTCATTGCGCTGGCGGCAACGGCACGATCATTGGCTGTGTCAGGTCCGTTGGTATCGGCGTGCATTGCGCTGGAACGTAAACTGTACGCGTATTCGAGCAGCCCACCAGCAATGTCAGCAGGAACAGGCAGATCACAGGTTTTTTCACGGCGGAGAATCTCCCGGTATTTAATGACGGTTTCTTCGGTGCTGGTGTTGATAATGGAGTTAAGCCTGTAGGTATGATCTGCAACCTTATTAAACCGATTGAAGTTGAATGCTTGGGTGGCGATTACCTGCTCCTGCAGAGCATTGTCACTGCGCAGAACCTCGTTATCACTCTGCAGGCCGTTGGCGTCTGAGCAACTTTTAACAAGTGCGACTGACAGACCAGTAATAACCACAACCGCGATTGGTAAAAGATTAAATTTCACTGGTCTATCCCCCAGCACGCCAACACACTTTCCTGGTCTCGCCGTTCTACCTGACCGTAGCAGCCGTTCTTCTGGCCTTTAGTCAGGCGGCAGTCGCGGCCACCGTCTCTAATCCACCAGCGAATTGCCTCGCATGCCCCGTGGCGGTCACCGTCATTGATGCGCTTATAGAACGTGGACGGGAAGCACTTACCCGGCCCGATGTTGTACGGGCAGAACGAAGCAATACCCGCTTTCTGCGGTTCGGTCAGAGGCACCTTAATATTGCGATCAACCCACGCAAGCGCCTTGTCCTGTTCGATGGCGTTTACCTGGTCGCATTTCGCCTGTGTCAGCTTCATGCCTTGCACCACCGATTTACCATCAACCATTGTGGCGCCGCGGCAAATCGTCCAGATACCTCCGCCATCTTTGTATGCAGTGAGCCTGTTCCCTTCTTTCTCATTCAGGAACTGATCGAGGATGGTCGGTGCGGATGCCCCAGCAAGCACCAATCCCAGAACTGCCGCGCTCAACTTTGCCCGGTTCCCCATCACTCACTTTCCTTTTGTAATGCCTCAACGACCACGCTTGCAGCAGCAGGACGCTCGTTAAGGGGTCTATCACCAACGCCTTGAAGGTAGTCATTGACCATTTTTGTTCGCTTCTCGTCCTCTCTACGCCTGCGGTTTGCATCCACCCGCCCGTTAATGTAGGAGACAAGCGATATAAGCAGACCAGCAGCGCCAAAGAATATGAACACCAGCTCCTGAGTGGTAAATCCAATGGCTGACGCCAGAGCTGCTACCCATGCGAAGAACTGCGTGAAGATGTTCCCTGAATCATTCATTTTCATGGTCTCTCACCTCGCTGAGTGCGGGTGCTGTTGCTAGAAATAAAAAAAGGCCGCCAAACGGCAGCCTTAGGATGATTGAAACCTGCTGGAGCTTCCTTCTCATGAGGAGTGCAATAAATTAAATAATCCTTAAGTAGAGCTATTTAACTCTTTAAAAAAATTAACTATTCACATAGTTTTTAAATGTTATCATTTGCGTTAATTTAAAAACTTATTTTCTTAGGGATACAAGACTTATAAGCGGGCATGCACTGGCATTATTAATGCGGAGAGGATTGATGACGTTCTCCGCACTTTTTAGTGCCCACATCTTGTTACCAAATGTGCACCGGCCGCTACATTAGTGCCAGAAACATGACCAGACATTTCGTATCCCCTTATTGCGACCACCACTTTCAGAAAAGTTGAGTGTAGAAAAAAACCACTCAGCGAGCAGGCAACTAGACGTTAACAGCATGCACGCTGCCATTAATAGCATTGAGTAGCTCTAAAGGCATGAAGCGCAAATAATTCAGTGGAATATGTTTTAGTGGCTAACTGGTGGAGCAAGTGGGCCCGAGAGAACATCAGCTTCTCCGTTGTCACAGATGTCGTCACCCTGAGTCAAATGCCAGATACCTGTTATTGTCTGGCCCGTTTCAAGGTCATCGGTTATACCATTGGTGTAGTAGGCTACCTGAATCCTGCCGTTGTGCTGTATCCAATAGAAACCTTCTTCCATTTTTCCCTCCTGCATGGTTAGGGAAATGATAAGACACCTTAGGGATGGGTGGCTTTAGAAATTCTTAAATCGCAATTAAGCAACAGCCCTACGGTTTTAACCACAGGGCTTTAAACGAAGGCAATAACCCATCGTTGGAGCAAAATTACCACAGATTCGGGAAAAGTAAATAGCCCACGATAAAATAACGTCCTATTTTGTTATTTGCTTCAGCTGTGCATCAGCCCATGCTTCTTCGATATCAAACTTGGTGATGAGCTGATCGTAGAATGGTTTTACAGATTTCTTCCAGGTACTGAGGCTGATAGCATCTGTAATCTGACGCACCGCGGCGTATGCCTCGGTCGATGGTATTCGTTCAAATCCACGACCACTGCAGCGTTTGCAATCAGCCAGAACTGGAACGCCCTGCTGTTCTGTAAGAGCCTGATTAATGACTTTCCCGCGTCCATGACAGTCACTACAGGCGCAGCTGACAACCTTCTTTCCCTTGCATTCAGGGCACAGCACCCGGGCCGCTTCTCGCACCTGGCGTATGTTTTCGTATTGAGAAGGGATAACTTTTAGCCCCCAAGCGGTGGATTTTTTAATAACCTCTTTTGCGTGCCAAGAGGTGCTGGTCTTCATCGTAAAAACATCTGCGTCGATGAACCCCTGTCCGTCGCAACATACGCAATGCTTCACGCTGGCGGCGCTTCGGGAATAGTCTTCGAACGCGAAGGCGGCCAGCTGCTTAATCACCACTGGCTTAACCTTGGCATCCAGTTTACGAAGCGCAGCAACCCGATCGCACTTCGTCAGCGCGTACTGGGCCAGTAACTCAATCGCCCTCTCCCGGTCATTGTTGCTGATACCCATCTTCCCTAGAAAGGCGCTATAACCCAAGGCTGCCCGTTCCTGCGTCATGCCCATCGCAGCCATGATATCCGTTCCGGTTAATGAGTCTGACGCCGTAGCGCGCGGAGAGTCGTTAATCATTGTCGATTTGGCAAAGTGATATTTGAGGGTGTTTTCAAGATTCATGCGGTCTCCAGCTCGATAATGGTGAGTTCTAATTTCCCGCCCTTAACGACAGGCATTTTCACAACGCGATAATCCACAACCTGGCAGTCATCCAGCCAGAATCCCGCCTTGGTTAAAGCGTCGAATGCAGCCTTCTGCAGGTTATCCAGATCGCGGCGCCGGCGGTCGGGCATGTGACATTCAATTCGGATTTTGAGTGGTGCAGGCGTTCGGATATTTAGCCTGGCGCTTCGAATGACATTGGCCACCTCATAGCGATACGCGACGCCATCGGCGCTAATATGCGTGCGCCCGCGGTTGTGCCGGTAATACCGGTTATTGCTAGGCGGCCAGGGCAAAGTGATTTGATATGACTTCACGTTTACCCCCACATCCGGTTTCGCCAGCGGCTATCCGGGCGTGCTGGCGTATTTGAGGTAGGAAGAAATGCACTGACAGTCCAGGTCACGTAATCCGGGTTAAGGCTACGCTCGACTCGGACGCCACGCGCTTTGTAACGCTTAACCAGTTCGTCGGCCTGTTCGGTGCTGCAATCGGTATGTTGAAACCAGGTATATTTCATGTCCATCACCCCGCGAAGCCAAGCAGCTGCGCGGCGACATTTTCGGCCTCATCGCGACTGCGGAATGAACGCGACAGGACCCAGCGCCAAAGAACATCGAGCGCAGCTTTATAGAGCTGCTGAAACTCGAGTTCGTCCATGTTGGCGAATGAGATGCTGCGGGGATGTTTTTTGAGTGTACCGTCTGGTAGCTGAATGGCATCAAAGTGCCCTGCCTCGACGATCACCCATGAGCGGTATGCATCGAAGGATTTGCACAGGCTGATGCCATTCGTGACGCGCCGGTAAGCAACCTGCTCAAGATACTGCTCAGCAGCATCAATCAGCGCGCTCTCATTCCCGCCATACGAAGCCAGGAATTTTGCGTAGCCGGTGATCAGCTTCCGCTCATTACTCGATATAGTCCCGCCGATTGGTTCCCAGTATTCAAAACCGAGATTGAGGAGCGCGAAAAAGCGCCGGTGGAATGCCGGGTTTCGTACCCTCCTGAACTCGGCAACAAGAACATCGCCGAGCCAGGTTTTGGATTGCAGGATATCGCTGCTCTCGGGCGTAGCCGGGATCAGTATTCCTGAGTGGTGTTTGATAAGTTGTAATTCTAGCGCCATGGTTCTCTCCGTGGCGCATCAGGTATAGGGTGTTCAGGCCTATGAAAGAATAATATCAGACGGTGGTGTAACACGGTACCCCAGTCGTTTTGCAAATTGCATAAACCCATTAAGAGTGAAGATTTCTTCCTCTTCGAGTAACGGTCTTAATGAAACTATTCCATTTACTCGATAAACCAGATATCTCCCTTCCGCCGGGAAGCTATAGATAACTGCTTTATCGGCCCTTCTGACCACATCGTACCAATGATCATCTGCATTAAAGGCATCTGCACTACACACTATTTCCCCCAGAGCGACTTATTGACGCGGTAAACAGTAATCGGGAACAGCCAGGGGAACGCAAACAGCGATACTCTTCAAAACTGCTCCAGTGAAATTCACGCGATTAAAAACCACTCGTCCGCGCTTTCCCAGGTCTCCTGCACAATATGCTCAACCTCTTTCTTGTCGCCTCCGAAAACAGTCAAACCATCATTACTGGCGCGCTTGATCGTTAGCTGACAATTATCGAACTGTTTGCTGAGTCTTTTGAGCAGTTCTGATTCAAGCGCAGGTATAGCTCCATCAGGAAGTTTCTTCATGAGATCAATGGTTAACTCGGTTTTCATTTTTCCCTCCGCAATGAGTGACTGTATAGATATACAGTATATTTATAAACTTATGTTACGGATTTTGCAACGCTCTCAGAACATCGAATGTGAATCAACTGATTTTTCATGTAGAAAAAATCAAGTGTTCAATCCAGGCGGCTACCTAGATAAAAATCATCTTGCGTTGCAAAATAACAAAAGGATTTTAAAAGGTTGGAATTCATTCGCTTCTAAAGCGGAATGAAAGCGATGTGTTAGAAAAGAAAAAACATCACTTATGTTAAAAATTGGGTGACTTTTAAATTGGTTTAATTTTAGCCAAATGTGATAGAGTGAAATACATTCATTGAGAGGCTAATAATCATGTCCGTTATCGATTACGCAATGAAACTTTTTGGAAGCGTATTAACCACCACTGTCACCTGCCCTATTTGCGGCTTCAAATCCGCTCAGCCTTCCTCTAAACTGCGTCTAAAAAGCCCCATGCTTTGTCCGGGGTGTAAAGCACTTTTTATCTCTCCGCGCTAGCTTCACAGCCGATGTTCTACACTTAATATAATATCAGCAGTTGTCAAATCCCCGATGCCTTACGCCCATCCTGAGAGAACGTTTCTGAACTGATTTCGCATCTGCTCCTACGCGTTAACGTAGCAAAAGAGCAACCCTATGAAAATGAAACCTATTGCGTGGTTTAAGCGATCTCGTTTTCTGCCCGAAGGCAGCGCACACATATCAGCCCCAGTCAACGATTCGGGAGGAGAAAACTATTTACGTTCGGAACTGTTTTCTACCCCTCAGTTGGAACGCTTTGGAAAAAAACTGGCTCGTACGCACAAATTGTCTCCGGAAATACTACCGTACTACCTTCTTAAACGACTAACTGACAATGAAACGATAATTACGCGATGTTGCTATCTACTCAATGCAGGAAAAAAAACAAGTATCATGCCCGCAGGTGAGTGGCTGCTGGACAACTATTACCTGATTGAAGAGCAGATTCGCATGGTACGCCAGCACTTACCGAAAAGTTTTGGTAAGGGTCTTCCGGTACTAGCTTACCCACATAGTTGTCCCAGAATTTATGATTTAGCCTCAGAGGCCATAGCGCATGGCGACGGACGCTGGGACACCAGCAGTCTTACCAGTTATATTTCCGCCTATCAAGAGGTGACACCTCTGACATTGGGGGAGATATGGGCTTTACCAGGAATGCTGCGTCTAGCGCTGATTGAAAACCTGCGTCGTGTGAGCAACGAAGTGACCCAGGCCCAGCAGGAACGAAATCTTGCAGATATGTGGATAACGCGGATTTTTGATTGTGCAGAGAATGCTCCCGCCGACCTAATTATGATTGTTGCCGATATGGCGCGTACTCACCCTCCGCTGAGCAGTGCCTTTGTCGCTGAAATGGTTCG